CTGTGCATATCCATAGACCCGTGCATCTCCATAGACCTGTGCATATCCATAGACCTGTGCATCTTCATAGACCTTTGCATCTCCATAGACCGCTGCATCTTCATAGACCCATGCATTGCCATCTTGGGATACATTTCCCTCTTTCTCTACGTATCCGCCAAGCTCTCCGGCTTTTACGTCTCCAAATTCAACCAGTGCCTTAATTCTAAATAATTTTTTTCCAAGTGCATTTGTGATAGATTCTGTTGTTAATTCAAATTTTTTCATTTCTCTTCTTCCTTTCTTGGCTTCCATTTTCCCAGTATTTGTTTCAATTCTCTTGGTGTTAGCGTTTCGATTCCTAAATCTTCCGCTTCCTGTATCGTTCCTTTGATTAGCTCGCTCATTTCCCGGCTGTCGTAGGTGTGTGAACCTCGCATGAGCCTGTAAAATACTACCTCTTTGCCTTTTTCTAGCCGCCGTCCTATCGCAACTGTGTGAACGTCCTCTTTTTTGTACATGATGTCGGTTGGGACGTTAGTTTTTAAAACTGCTATGTCCCCTTTTATCAGCTCTGGCTGTCCGTATCTGCCTATCATCAAATTTTTGGCTTCTGCCTTGCTTGTGCCGACTTTCTCCGCTATTTTGGTGACTAGGACATGGAAATAGGCGTTTGCCGACAAGCTTCTTTTCTTGCGGAACGGTTTAATTATTACGGACAGTTTTTCCAGCTTTTTCAGTTCGTCCACACCCTTTATAAACCGCTCCGCCTCGTTGATTTCCAGGGTAACTGTTATCTTTTTGCTAAAATAATCCACTGCTAAGTTTTTTATTTTTCCAGTTAAATCCATGCTATTCTAGTCCTAATTCCTTCATGGCTTCGGCATACTGTTGTCGTGTCGTCTGATACAATGATTTTAAACCTCTTTGACTTGCCCATTCTTTAATCTGGGCTTCCGTCATTCCTTTTTTTTGCATCAGATCGTAGAGCCGTTTCGCTTCTTTCTCTGTGATAACCTCGTTGCGTTTGTATTCGTCTGTATCCGCGTCTTTCGAGTCGTCCAGGAGAAACAAGCTATTTAACGCGTATTTCCTCGCGTAGCTTGATGCCGCTCCGGTAATTTGTGCCGCGTCCATCTTTGGTTTGCTCTCTTCTTCTCTAGCATATGCTGTAGTACAAAAACTGCTCTCGCTTTCTACATCTTTCAAAACTGCTTTCGCTCTTATGTAAAATCGGTTGCCCAACATAACGATTTCATCGCTAATGGACAGTAGTAAACCTTCTTCGTCTAACAACGGTTTTACCGCCTCGTAGATGTCCTCTAAGCTCCTATAGTTGTATTTGCCAAAGTCGCTGTACTTGCTTTTTGGTACCTTTAATTCTGCCTGAATTTTTTGCAACTTTTTGTGAATATCTCCCATCTTTCTTACCTCACAATCACGCTTTTTGAGGTCTCAATGTGCGCTCCTGCGACCTCTTTCCCGGCTTTAATCGCCTTTTTAATCGCTGTCTTGTCCGCCTGTGGCTCTGGAATCCTGATGTATTCCTCTGACAGACTGCCTAAGTCGTCAATAGTCACAGACTCGTTGCTCTTGTAGAATACGCTTACTCTTGCCGTCTTGAGCTTTTCGCCGTCAAGAGCACGGGACAGATAGTCCTTACACCTCTGTGCGGCGTTCTCGCAACTTCTACGGCGTTTCGCAAGCTTTTCTTCTTCCTCTTTGATTGCTTTTGCTTCTGCGGCATAATTCTTTACTGCCAGCGCAATTCCCTCCACCTTTTTGTCTCTCTCGATGTTGAGAGCCTCAAGTTTTTCGAGGTCAATAATTTCTCCTGTCTCCTCGTCTACGCAATCCATAATTGCACTGTCAATCTCGTATAATGTCATTGCTCTTCTTCCTCCTCGTATCCCTGCTCATATTCGTTGTAACTTGTCGCACCTCGTTTGATTGCTTTGTGTGCTGTTCTGCACTCATATTCCGCCTCAAGGTGCTGTGTCTTTAAATACTCTCTAGCCGGGTCAAATCCTCGTTTCATTTCCTGTCCCCCATGCCTCTTTAATAGCCTTGCTCAGTTCGTTGTAGCCTCTGGCGTATGCCTCTATCTTTTTCATGTCGTTGCTTCTTTCAACGCCCAGTCTAAACAGCTCAAGCAGTCCCTGTGCCACCTCTTTGTCTTTGACAGCAATCGTGACTTCTGCCGGGATTACTCCTTTCCCCATCACTTTATCGTCATATTCCTTCGCCTGGAACCATGTCGCATTAATCATTGCATCCATAACCTAACCTCTCTTTCTTTCCTGCTATCCAATCCCCTAACGCTCCCTCACACTGTTCCGGGGGATAATTTTTATTATCCTGCTCTAACCGCCCAACTATTTCTCCCAGTGTGGGTAGTTCTGGTACTGTTTCTTTCTGTTCTATCGCTCCCGCCGCCCGTATCATTTCTCGGAGTTTCGGTGGGTACTTGTCTATCTCCTTTTGTGCTTTTAACGCCGCTCTGTAGCTTCTGAGGAAGTTTGACTGTATGACCGTCTGAAAGTCCACTGAATCTACTACCGCCCAGTCATGGAGCGTTTGTGACGTTCCTACCGCCTTTTGCAACGTAAGAGGCAGTTTGTTAAACTCCTCTCTGTAACCGTAAATCCCATTACTGCACGCCTTTGCCACTGTTGCCCACGCTTCCTGCTCGCTCAGGTAGCTGCTTTCTGCCTTGAGCTTGCTGGCACACTCCAAAATATCTGCTGGTGTCGGTGGAAACTTGCCGGTTGTCATGTACATCTGTGCCGCTACGCTTATTGTCTGGTAGTCGTTATTTTTACCTACCAGGCGGTACCACATATCCAACGCTGGCTCGTTGGGAATAAATCCCGGAGACGTATAAACGGTCTTTAATGCGGCTACGATTTTAGAGAACTCCGAAATCGTCATACATTCCGCCTCCCTCCTGTTCTTTTTGCGCTGCCCAGTGCTGTATATCGTCATATAGTCGGTTGTTAATGTTGTTCTTCCTGTCATTTCCTGTTTTTACCGCAACAAACTTTTTCCACTCATTATCGAGTGACTGGTCTATAATCTGTTTCATCAGTTCAACATCACCGCCAGATAATTTGTGCAAACTTGTGAGTAACATTTTCATTCCTCTATCTGTCTGGACTGGTTTTCTAACCCTCTTACGCATGGCAAGAAATTCCAAAAACTTATCATTTAGCTCTTCGTCCTCAAAGTACTGTTCTGGTTCTTTCTTTGCGGGCGTGCCTTTATCTTTAGTATTATTACTAGTATTATTATTAGTATTATATATATTAGTATTATTGGTGGTCATTTTGACTATACCCCCATGGTCATTTTGACTATACCCCATGGTCATTTTGACTATACCCCCGTGGTCATTTTGACTATACCCTATGGTCATTTTGTCTATAGGGGTGTCAGCTTTTTCATGAGCCATATAACGGTTAAATTTCACGCCGCTAATCTCCTCTACTCTCTTTTCAACTATTCCTCGGTCTACAAGATTTTCAATGCTTCTTTGTGCAGTTCTTTTTGACACGCCAAGAAATTCGGAAATATATTTCAATGACCCCTTAAATTCTGATTCGCCATCTTGCGAAAAGCCGTAAATAAGGGCATATGTGAGGAGCTCATTCCCCTTTAACTGTAAATCTGATATCATCCAATCTTGAATAACGATGTATGCCATGTCTACCTCCTATCTTGACAAATCGCCAAGTCTTTTGTATGATTTAGTTACGTTTTAATTGGCAAGAGCTTAATGGTAGGACTCTTCCTTTTTTACTTCGTGTTCTACGCCGTCTTTATCAGTGTAGAATACTTTGTCATACTCTACACCTTGTTGTCGTCCTAAGAGGGTGTAGAGTAATCTAATAACATACTCTTTTCTTGGAGGCTCATTCATTTTTTTATTCACCTCCTAACATCACGAAGAAATTATAATTGCTATAATCTTTTCCGGCGGTATGTGTTACCACACCAACCCAACTGGACGAGATCCAGATAATCAACGCTACTGACACAATGGTCAGCAAACTGTACATAGCCTTCATTTTTTTACCTCCTATACCTCAAATCTCTGTTGACGGTTATATTCGTCAATTCTCAACTTTGTGTTTGTTTTCGGTTCCCAGTTGTCTACATAATCAATAGCCTCCTCATATCGTTTACGAGGGATGTTGTTCCGGCTGTTAACTTTAAATCTGTCTTGCAAATCCCTGTTGCACTCTGCAAATACAACTTTGCTGATATATGCATATGCTTCTGTATCTTTGCCGCCTAATGCATTTAAAACAGCTTTATTGACGTGCTGTCGCAATGCCTGTTGTTGTCCGTAGTCAATTACCATGTTACTCTCAAGGTTCTTTATACGGTCTTCGTGGTCTCCATAGCCTGTGGCGAGTAAGCCTATCTGCTCCGCTATTGTTGCAGGTTTCTGATAACCACCTGTCTTTCTGATGGACGGGAGAACTTCTCCGGCTACCCAGTCAGTAAAGCGTTCTGCACTTTCTTTGCGGCTCTGGAAGATTACTTTGTAAAGGTTGAGTTCGTTCACAAAGTTTGCATTTTGTTTTCTTCCCACACTGTCGATGACCTCACTAATAATGACCCCATCTTTATTCAGTCTGGTTTTTAACTGACTGATATTTTTAATTTCTAACGCTCTGCAAACATCTGGCAGGCAGAAATGCGGCTCGTTGTTAATTATCTGAGTTCGAATTGCTCCAAACTCAAGGTTTTCAAATGTTGTAATACCGTTCATTTAATCGCCTTCTTTCTGTTCTTCACATTCCTGTTTTTTATTGCTTGCCATCGCTTCGCCCATACCAAGCAAATAGCCTTTGTTAAATTCAGACATATTAGGAATAGCTTTTGTTATAGCTTCAAGAATCTGTTTTTCTTTTTCTGACATTTTCAGCACCTCTCTTTCTTGACCTACCATCATCAGTACCGGGAGGTCGTCTCCGGCAGACGGTCATTTCTGACCGTTTCGGCTATTTATTTTCTAAAATAATTTCAAGCCCATTTTTTTCTGTCACTCTCATTTCAGTAACTCTTTTGTCTAAAAGCTCGTCCGTTTCACAACCCAAAAAGTAGTCCGCATAGTGCTCTGCTTCGAACTCCATACCAAACATTGCTACTACTATTCTAATTAATGTGCTATTGTCGATTACCATTAAAATATCGTATAATTTCATCCTGCTTCCCTCCTGTGTGGTCGTCTTGTGTTTCTTAGCTTAGTTATACTTTACCATAACCCAGATATATTGTCAACAGTTTTTTATAACTCAGTTATATTTTTTGTTGACTTTGTAATTACCATGGTGTACTATACTAATTAGAAAGGAGGTGTCAAAAATGAATCGTCTTAACGAAAGAATTGATTATCTGATAAAGAGTCTTGGAATGAAAAAAACAGCTTTTGCTGAAAAGCTTAATGTATCACAGGCTTTTGTATCACAATTATGTTCAGGGGTTAAACAGCCTAGTGAAAGAACAATACAGGACATATGTACCAAATTTAACGTCAATGAGGATTGGCTACGAACCGGAAACGGTGAAATGTTCATCGAATTAACAAGAGATGAACAGATAGAAAACTTTGTCGGTAATGTATTGAAAAGCGAGGAAGATTCTTTTAAAAAGAAATTTATTTCGATGCTTTCGGCGTTAGATGAATCTGACTGGGAAGTTCTTCAAAAGATGGTGGAGCTAATGCAGGAAAACAAAAAGGGCTGATTATTTCAGCCCCAGTAAAGCCTTGATGTGTACGTAGATGAGCCGCAAACAACGCTCATCTGCCATATCAAGCATTTTAATAATTTCTTTCCTGTAATCCATGTAACCCCTCCTGTTATCAAATCTTTACTGCATTATATGATGCACGTATCTCATTTATTCATTTTGAACATTATTTTCAACAAATCACTTGATATTTTATTCAATATCCTGTATAATTTTACCCAAATTATTAATATAATAATAAAAAAAGGAGCAGAGAATATGAGCAAAGAAAAAACTAAAGTTTGCAAGCATTGCAAAGAAGAAATTGACGCAAAAGCTAAAGTGTGTCCTCATTGCCGGAAGAAACAGGGCGGCAAGCTGAAATGGGTAATTATCATCATCATTGTTCTGGCTGTTTTAGGTATGGCAATGGGTGGTGGTGACGATGACAGTTCTTCCACTGATTCTCAGACAAAGAGTGCTGCAACAACAGCAGCCAAGAAAGAAACTGCTAAAAAGGAAGAAACAAAAGAGAAAGACAGCGTAAAGGTTGGCGAATCTTTTGAAAATGACGGTTTAAAAGTAACTGCTAAAAAGGCTGAATTCGGATATGATGGTGGAGAGTACTTTACTCCAAAAGATGGATGTGAATATGTAGCTGTAGACTTTACTTGTGAAAATATTGCAGAAAAAGGTGACAAGTACGTGTCTGTATCTGATTGCGAATGCTATGCAGATAATTCAGCTTGCGAGCAGCAATACATAGGAAACAGTGATTTTGTTAACACTAATTTGTCTCCAGGGAAGAATGTAAGCTTTACAACATATTACGAAGTGCCAAAAGATGCAAAGAAAGTAATTTTAGAATATAGTGCTTCGTTCTGGACAGACAAGAAGATAACTATTAATTTAAAATAATTAGTCTACTAATAAGACAACGAACAAGAGAGAAGAATTAATTCTTCCCTCTTTTCTTTTTTTCTTAAAATAATAAAAAAGCACCTGCTAAAGCAAGTGCTTTCGCCCCAATCTAATACGCCAGTGTCAATTCTCTTTCGTCATTGTGTAAAAAATCGTCCGCTTCTTTCAGATTGTCAAATGTTTTTACAACGTTCCACTCTTCGTCCTCGACACTGATTTTCATTTCTGTAATTTCTTCGGTGTCGCCGGACTCCACGATCTCGCCGTCTTCGTCATAGATTTCTGGCAAAATACAGTATTCGGTAACCAGGTAGCAGCCATCATAAGCCGTAATATCTGTCTTATATTTCGCCAAGACTTCTTTTGCTTCTTCTAGTGTGTCACAAGATTTTATTAATTCTTCGGAAACGCCATCGCAAAAAAATGCACACCCCTGCACTATTTCCGAAATACACCTTTCTTTGACTTCTCGTGTGGCTTTGTATATGTTGTACTTTTTCATGGTTTCTTCCTTCCTGCCGTCGTAACCTCCGTGGCGGGTATTTATTTGACTTTGCGATAATGTTTTGCTATAATATAGTCGTCCGCATATTGCATATGCGTGTGAGTAGAAACTATTTTGTTGACTATTAAGTCAAGGGAAAAAGAGTCTGTTTTCAGGCTCTTTTTTCTGTTTCTAATTTGGCATATTTTCCATACTTTCTTACAATTTCAAAAGCCTTTGTTTCATTTTCGGTCATTTCTCTGACTTCTTTCCATCCATCATCAAGACCCAACCAAATCCATTTTCCGTCTTTGCAACTTGGTATTCCGCCTTCGGAAAATCCATTTGAGATTTTGTACGCTGGGTTGATAACGCGGCCAACATCAAAAAGATTTCTTTCCTTAAAAACGAATATTTCGCCGTTAACAACCAGAGTGTGCTTGTAAGATTTTGTTTTTCCTCCCTCATCTCTCTCGGAATATTCCTCGATATTCCATTGGACACCCTCAAGCATTTTTTCTTTTTTCTTACGATATTGGGAATCAATTTTATTCCTCATATCGTCGTAATATGTCTTGATTTCATCGTAATTATCTAAAATCAACCCTCTAATTACTTTTTCTTCTCCGTTTATAATTAAGTGATGATTTCCGAAAAAATGAACTGCTCCCTGCTCCAATTTTTCCATGTCACAGGATGCACCATCATTAATTTTCAATTTGATTACAGCCTCATCATTAATTGTTAATGTGCAATCAAGGCCCTGCTTTTTAAATTTCCATTCTCTCATTTCTTTTATCTCCTCTCTTGATTTAATCCTATTATACACGATAATGTCTATTATGTCAAGAAAAAAATACACGAAAATATATTATTTTTTTCTTGATATTTATTTCAAAATAATGTACTATATATTTATAACGATTAAAGGAGGTTTCAAAATGGAAACACGAGCAAGAAAAAGAAGTAACATATATAAAGGTAGTATCTCATATAGTAATTTATGGGACACGTTAGAACGTAGAGGGTTAAAGCGTTCCAGCCTATTAGATAAGGAAAGTTTCAATCTTTCCCCGGCGCTGGTCAACAAGTTGCGACATGACAGAAACGTGAATATAGATACAATTATGTATTTGTGCGAGAAATTGGACTGTCAGGTGTGCGACATCGTGGAATATAAAAAATAATATATTTTCGTGTATTTTTCTCTTGACATAATAGACATTATCGTGTATAATGTGAGTAAATCAAGAGAGGAGATATAAAGAAATGAAAAAAATGTACGAAAAAGTTTTAGAAGTAATCAAAAATAGCAACTACGAAATCTTCGGAATTCGCCACATCGCATCTGATGAATCTTACAAAGTCGGAGATTACGCTCGCAATTCTTACGACTGGGACATCGAAAATGATGTGTCATCATATGAGACAGATTCCAGAGAATTAGACGGTACGAGTGCGTATTTTACAGACATCGACACCTTAGATGATAAAGAAGAAATTGAAAAAAAATTGCTCATTGCATTAGAAAAAAGCAAAGTTTATTCAGGAACTGCCGTTCTTCTTGGTGGGGATAGATATGACTGGGGCAATGATGACAACGAGGTTATCATAGAGGATGCAGAGGTTTTATATATCTTTTAGGGGGGATAATATGGCTAGACGGTCGTTGGTAGGGGTAATCCGCGGCGATATGCAAGCTGTCGAATACCTCGGAAGCAAAATGTATCGCTGCAAATGCATCCATTGTGGGTGTGAGCAGATACTGAGCAGCTCACACTTAAAAAACACTACCAGGTGTCAAGTATGCGGGCAAAAATTCAAAAAAGACATTCGCGGGAAAAGATTCGGCTCGCTGACTGTTATTGATTATGATAAGGACGGAAAATGGCTTTGTAGATGTGATTGCGGGAATACCGTCAGCGTAAAATCTAATAATTTGAAGAGTGGAAATACTCGCTCTTGCAGAAAGTGCCATAAAGGTTTTTTTGACAACCCCTATTTGGTGGAGGGCACGTTAGTGACCGATCTCACGCAAGGAGTCAGAAAAAATAATACATCCGGAACTACAGGGGTATACTACAATAAGCGTAAAGGAAAATGGTATGCAGCAATGATGTTTCAAGGGCAAAATTATTTTTTTGGTTATTATAGTGATAAAAAAGATGCTATTGCTGCAAGAAAAGAGGCGGAAGAAAAATTGCATGGTCCATTTTTGGAATGGTACGCAGAACATTATACCAAACAATGGGAAGCTAAGAAGAAAAAAGCTAATAGATAGGCTTAGCAGCTATAATTAGCAACACCCGCCCCGGAGGTACGAAGGCAGGAAAGGAAAGAAATGAAAAGAGCCGCTTTATACGTGCGAGTAAGCACGCAAGAGCAGAAGAACAGTGGATTGTCCGTTGATTCGCAGATAGATGCGCTCGAAAAATATTGCGAGGAGCAAGGATATATGGTTGCCGGTATTTATAACGATGCCGGCATATCTGCACGTAAAAAATATACAAAACGTCCTGCTCTCTTGCAATTACTTGAGGATTGCAAGAAACACGAGATTGATATAATACTCTTTACACGCCTTGACAGGTGGTTTAGAGCCGTTGCGGGGTATTATGAGGTACAAAGCGTCCTTGATGCGTGCAAAGTGCCTTGGAGGGCTATCTGGGAGGATTACGAGACAGAAACAAGTCAGGGAATATTTAAAGTTAACATCATGTTGTCTGTAGCACAGGCAGAGGCAGACAGAGACAGTGAGAAAATACGGTCCGTTATGGAATTTAAGCGTCAGAACAAAGAGTATATAGGTGGAAAAGTGCCGGTAGGTTATCGCGTAGAAGGGAAAAAGATTGTAAAAGACGAGAATATGCGAGAAATAATTGAGGATATGTTTGAGCATTATTTCCAGACGTTTTCCAAATGGGGCACCGCCGATTATATTTTGAGCAAATACCCTGATTTTATAAGGACTAGAAATAGGATAGTCAAAATTATGTCCAGTCCGGCGTACCATGGGGAAATGTACGGTGTAAAGAACTACTGCGAGCCATACATAACAGAGGAGCAGGCGCAAAGAATTAAAGAGGTCTCCAGTCAAAAAAGTTGGGTAGATTGCAAGAGGCGTATTTATATTTTCTCCGGACTGATACGTTGTCCGATTTGTGGTTACAAATTTTCCGGGTGCACGATGGTTAAGAAAGAAAAGAGGTATAAAGTATACCGTTGCCCTCGATCTGCCGCGAAAAAACACAAAACATACACGCGATCTGAACCAAAATTAGAAACATATATGCTTAATCACATCGAAGAAAAAATACAGTCAGACGTATTAAGGGCAGAAAGTCGTGTGAAGGCGGCCGGAAACGATGTAGAAAAGAGAAAGAAAAAATTATCCAGTGAGTTGGGAAGAATTAATAAGATGTTTGAAAAAGGCAGGATAACAGAAGAATACTATGACGAAAGATATGAGGCTATATCAAAGGAATTAAAAGAACTATCCCAGACTGCCGCAACGGAAGAGTTGGAAACTAAGAAAAAAATCCAAAGTAAATTTCCTGACGGTTGGAAAGATATGTATATGCAGTTAGACGAGCAAGGCAAGCAGGTGTTTTGGAAAAGCATTGTAAAAGAAATAAAAATATCCCCCAACGAATTTGTGGAGGATATTATATTTTTTTAGTTTTTGTTATGCAGTAACTAGCCGTAACCACCGGGTTAAAACCAGTTACTGTATAACAAAATATTAAAAATAAAGGAGATACACTTACATTATACAGAAAGAAAGAGGACGTTTCAAGCGCCCTCTTTTATTTTTCGCAAAACTGACCGATATTCACGCGGGTACATTGCTTCGATGGCTTTCATGTGTTCGTCAAGCACGCATAATAAGTGCTCAAAGTCTGCGTTTCGGGCGATTTCTTTAAATTCAGAATCCGGCTCGGAACTGTAAGAGTAGTATGATGTGTTGGGAGATAGTTGGTTCGGTTGTTGATTGCTCATTAAATTGTTGCGTACATTGTATAAAATTGAAAGCCGTTCGCAAGTGGCGTAGGTTGTTTTTCCTGCCTCTAATGCCGCAATTTCGGCATTAATTTCGTCCATATTAATCATTGCGGCACCCCTTTCTCTTATCGGTCTAATTCTGCTAATGCCCTGCCTAGTGCTGCCTGGTCCGTACTAGACAGATTACTGTCGTGCATCATGTCTTTAATGGTCTCTTTTACCTGCATTTTTGCATCATTGTAAGAGTAATGACCCCTCACATAGTGCTGGCCTCTACGGGCGTTGCTATAGTCGCCGTAATCCATGTCAGGATAACGTCCACGGCTGTATCTTCCTGACGTGTCCCAGTCACCGCCACGGCTGTATTCGCTGCCGCCTTCCAAGTACATAATCTTGTCGATGTTTTTAATTGTGTCTGTCAGTTTGTGGACCGCCTCCAAATCCCCAGCGCTCATATCGCCTTTGTTTGAAATCTCGTCCAGCTCTCTGCACATCATCTTTTTTAATTTGTGTAATGATTCCATTTTTCGCCCTCCTTTTACGCTACTCTCTCGGCGATTAAATTGCTATTGGCTATACTAATTGCCTGCGTAGATGTATTTTCGACTGCGATTGTTATACAACATCCGCGCGGCACGTCAATAAATGCCGCCGTAAATACATTAAAATATTCGCCTACGGCTGCAGGTGTTACGATTGCTGTCGCACTATTTAATGGTTCTCCGGCGATTGCCAAGGCAACAGAAATAGGTGTCACAGTTCCACCGGCGGGTATGGCGATATTAGCGCCGAAGCTGACCTTATAGCGCGCCCTACACTGGTTTGTAAGACCTCTAAGGGTCACAATTCCTGCCCCCTCCCGGTGTGTAATACAGCTACCACACTTTACAGCTGTCTCTGTGAGCGGTAAATTCTGCCCCGCTGCTACGGTTACATTATTACTATTGGTAAATTCTGCCACGTTATCACTCCTTTTTTTAATAATAAACGGCGGAACGATTGCCCCGCCGCTATAAGCATCATCGGCACAAGCCGAACAATCCCGTCAACGCAGGAAGTTGCTAATTATAAAATTTTAGCATCCGCAACCGGTATTACATCCGCAGTTGCCATACTGGTAAGGCGCAGAAACCGGAAAAGCCGGCACTGGTCGAGGATTGTAATAAGTAAACTGACCCTGCATATACGCCTTTAGGGTTTCGTTCTGCGATGCCTGAGAGGCCGCTAACTGTGCCGCAAATAACTGCTGATTCTGCTCGGCAATCTTAGCGTCCTTAGCTTCGATTCTCTGCGCTGTGAGGGCATCGAGGATGGCCCTAGCGTTGTTGTTCTGGTTGTCAATGATGTCTCTTGTGTTGTTTGCGTTGTTAAAGTTTGTCTGGCAGAAGCCGTTTGTAACTTCCTGCTGGATTGCATTAGTGTTCATTGCCATGTTGTAGTTAACGCCCGCAATAGCCTGTTTGTTATCACAACAGCACTGTGCTAACTGTGCCTGTAAAGCGTTGAAGCTCTGCATATCTGCAATCTGTCCCTGCTGGATTGCATTTCGTGTATCGTAGCCGTTCTGCTGGATTGTGCTATTTGTTCCTGCGAATCCGTTGAGCAGAGAGGTGTTCATTGCATAAAATCCGTCACAAATACCGGTGTTGATAGCATCACCCTTGCGCTCAAGGGAGGAAATACCGCTATCAATCTGGCGCTGTAAGGTTGCAAAGTCGGAAGCTAATACATAGTTATCTACCGCGCCTCCGCCGCCGTTATTCCATCCATTTCCGTTTCCCCATCCACAGAAGATGAAAAGGAAAAGAATGATAATCCACCAAGCACCGTTACCCTCGCCAAATGCGCCGTTATTGTTGCCTGTGACTGCCGCCAAATCTGCCGGGCTCATTCCGTCTGTTGTTAATCCCATGAAATCACTCCTTTTTATTTATTTAAAACCTTTTAAGAGGTTTTGAAACTGTGTTGCCATGCCCTGCAACTGGTTATACTGTTGCTGGCTCATTTGCCCGCTATTTAGCAGGTTTTGCACTTCCTGCTTCGGGTCCCCCTGAAACTGCTGTCTGAACTGTTGAAACTGCTGTATCATCTGCATTGGATTGAGATTCATTCAATACCCTCCTTCTTAACGTCTCCATTTGCCTTTCTAAGGCATTTAAGCGTTCCTCATAGTTGATTGGCTGGCTAGATTGTGAAAGCTCCGCTGTGGGCGAATTTGAGCCCTTACGCTTATATTCAAACACCTCTAAAAACGGTCTGCCCGTCTGGTCCGCTCTTTTTTCGTAAAAAATTGGTGCCTGACTGTCCCACAGGCGAACAAAAGAATTTGGTGCTACTAAATACGCCTCCGCCGCGCCCTGTCCTTGCACCCAAATCCGCTCATCAGGATTAGATTGCTGTTGCATTTGTTGAGGCGGCGCCTGCTGTTGTTTTAGTCGATTGAGCTGGTCAAGATAATCCGGTTGTGGATATTGCGGATACTGTGGATATTGTTGTGGATATTGTGGATAACCGAACATTTATTTTCCTCCTTCCCTCCAGTAGTAGATAGGTGTCATTGCTCCACTGTCCCACGTATCGTAGTAATTGCCGTCAATTACCGCTATAACGTGCCCTGACAGTGCTAAAATATAAACCCCTTCTGGGTGGTTGTTTGCAAATTCTGATACAGTGCAAGTCATGTACTCATCGGGGATTATGTAGCGATTAAACCCCCTATCTTTGAGGTATGCACCCCACACCGCGTTAGCTGAGGGCATATCTGACAACATTAAGCCGTACAGAGCAAGTTGTATATATGTTTCTTCCCACGTTTGCTTTGTAGCTTTTGAGATAGCGCGCACGGTGCAATCTCCCACTTTTGCCGCCGCGGGATTTGGATTCCAATATTGATACATCTCTCTGCCCTCCTTATAGTTTTATTATCGCAAAAAAATAAGCACACCACCACGAAGACAGTGTGCTTATTTCTGCGCAATTTTTAAATCATCTTTAGTTTTTTAAAGGCTGTTTATGTATGGGATCGTGCCGGGAACTAACAAAATTTTTTCCACGGCGCAACTCCACAGCCCTTGTAATCCTCTCGTGCTTATATCCATTTTCTCGGCGGCTTGCTCCTGCGTTAATCCGTCAAAAAGCAAGTACTGTACAGTTTCGCGCTCCCGCAAGGTTAAGCGGGCACACGACAAGGCATAATCAATAAATTGTTTATCGCCTAATTTCCAGAGTTTTTTTATCAAACTTCTGTTCACTGTATCACCTCAAACACGCAAAAATTACGTAAATTTATTTCGTTTTGTCCAGTCCTAAAATCGCTCTAACCTTGTCTGGGAGCAAATCAGGGTTAATTTTGCCAATGTTTTCCACGATGGAACCAAGCTCCATCAAAATAATGTATACGCACACGCCTGCGGCAATAGGAACTTGAAAGCCTAAGTCCACATATCTCTGCGCGTAGTCGATAAGATACGCAAGCACTACAAGCATAATTGAGCCAAATTTATGATACAATCCTTTCCTCATTTCTGAGGATTTCCACTTGTGGTTGGCACAGGCGGCTACTCCGCCGCTAGCCAAATCAAAAACTACAAAAATACAAGTTATTAAGGGTAACATAATATCTACCATCTCCATTCCTCCTTAAAAAATTATTTTTCTTTTGTTTTTATAAATTAATTAAAGCCCTCTTTAGCTGACTGTCTCTGTATCATCTGTGGCCTCTTCTTTGCTATCCTCGGCATCCAGCGCATCATAATACGCCTGTGCCAAGGCTTCCACCTCGGCAATGTCCTCTTCAGTCAGCAATCCATTGTCCAGATGACTGTAAGCCTTGTCAAGCCAATAGGCCACATCTCTGCCTGCAGTAATTTCGCGCTTGATGCTGCGCAATGTCAGGTCGTGTCGTGCTTTACTTTTGATAGCCATAATGTATACCTCCTTTAAGTGGTAGTCATGGACGCAATGGCGTCCTCAAGATTTTTGACGACGAGATTTACGTCCCGCTGGTAGTCCAGCTTGATGCCTGCGCCGTCACTCGCTTGCACCACGGTGTCGGGTGCATAAGCGGTGATGGCTTTGTAGGCGGCAATTTCGGCAGGGGTGAGCGGAGTTTCGATGGGAGTGGCGGGAGCATATATAATGAGCACAGTATTAGCTTTCAAGTATTCAACCCATGATTTAACGGTAGGAAATTTAGAAGAGTCCAGATTGAATTGATATAAATATAGGGGAGTAGCCACAAGCCTAAATGTATTTACATCATTGCCTACGCCCGCTGGGAGTATGTTACTCATAGCAGGTGCGCTAGCTCCGAAATCTATTATGACCGCTTTGTTTGAATATCTCGTCGCAGATACATTAGCGTCAATGTCATTACGAAATCCCCAAAAAGATTTGTCCAGCGAGGATATGTCGACACTCTTTACCCTCTGCACCTTCACCCCTCTCTCCAAGTCTACCTCGTCGCAAATCCATTGCTGGCCGTTTTGGTCAGTGTAGTTGCCGCCAGAGGCGACAGGGACGCCGGGTAAGCCGGTGGGGGTTGGTAGGATGAGAGTTTGCGTTTTACCGTTTCCATCGCTCAAGGTCACTGCAATCGTCCCGCCGTCACCAGCGCTCACGATAGGCACAGGGTTGTCCGGCGTGGGTGTTCCGTCCTGCGTGCTTCTGCCGTAGACAGTCAGGCCGCACAGTGGGGCAGAATATGCGTCATCACAGCTTACTGGGTTGCCTGTCTCGCTTCCAACAAGCACATTCTGGCGCTTCTGCAGCGCAGTAGTATCTTCCTTTATCAAACTAATTTCTTTCTTTAGCGGACCAAGGTCTTCTGCTGTTTCCCCACGTTTTGCGAGTATATACGCCTCATCTCCCGTTAAGCCACTTTTTCTCATGCTCTACACCTCCCTAAAGTAAAAACCACTTGCTATCAGGGGCATAAAAGCCATATAATTCCCCTGTGTCTACACATAACGCCGTTGAACCACTTGCGACATATCGAGGTAATTTATCTACCTCAGAAGACTTCCCCCAGTAATATCGCTTGCTTCCGTCCGTATCTATGCAATCCCATCCGCCTAAATCGTGTATAACATCTCCTTTGCGGTATGTCTGCCCGTCAATAATTATTGTCCCGCTAGCTATCATACTTCCACCTCCTTATGCATAAATCTATCAGACAGCTCTAGCAAGTAATTTGTGAGCATCTCATTTTGTTTTGTAAGTTCTTCTATTTTTTTATTCAGTTCCGATATGGATGGTGTGTTATCGTTAAATAAGTGTTCCGGTTCTTCTCGGTCAATATTCTCAACGATTTCGTACTTTCCGTCCTTATTTTTTTCAATGTGACACGTACCATTTTCATTGCACCACTGTGCGGCTTCTGGTGGGTATAAACCATCAAATACGTAGCCAATATAATATTCTTCCATAATTACACTCCTAACACATATCTTAATACAAAGCCTTGATTGTTAACGGGTATTCCGTTTTGTGCGTTATTAGATTTATTATTGTCAGTACCCTGTATAAATGTATCACCGATATATAAGTATTTATTTAATCCGTAATATGGATTGCTCATTAACATACCATCTCCAGGTCGCCAGGCAACGTGCTGTTTAGGTACAAAAAACGACGTCCACCACCAATTATCACAAGCTCCATTACTATAGTGACTCCAGACAAATACTGCACCGGTCGGTTGCATTGATATTGGCTCGTTTAGTGTAAATTTATGCCCTGCAAGCATCCAATATCCTATAGTGTTAGCATCCCACAGGATGTTATTTTTACCTAAGATGCACTCTACGTCATTAGATACAAATTGGATGCGGTGGTTATCGACATACATCCCGGTTCCCATAGACTCGTACAAGTCACTGTATGTTGAGCCGTCCTTGACGGTCAACGAAAGCCCTGTGGTGTCCTTGGTTTTATCGTAATACAATTCCAGAGCCGCCTTGCCGCCGCCATGGATGTCGTCTGGGTTTGTCTGCTGGGTGGAAACAACAATGTTGCGGTTGGATTGCATCACGGAGCCGGAGCCCTCATAAGTTTTATCGCCGTCCGTGTTGGTAATCACGATAGGTGCTGTACCAAACCTTACAATCTCACTATTACCGTTTCGTACAGCCATACCATATGCATCAAGTAAAGTATTTTGTTTAAGGGCGTTCCCTCTCATGTCGCCAACTATCAGTCCAACACCATCTATATAATCAATAAAATTTGTTGCAGTTTTAGCTGCATTAATAATTTTTTTGTTCTGTAACCCAAAATTTTTAGCGGTTCCTTTTTTAAATCTTTCATGCGATTGTTTTACTTTTTCTGCGGCTGTATCATCTGTTGGTGGAGATGTAAGATTTCCAGTAAGCCATGCTTTTCCACCGGAGACACGTATTTTTACCGTATCCCCAGATTTGCAGTTAATAGCCATCTGCGCAGGGGTTTCATCTGCTCCGCCGTCAATGTGGACATATGCTGTTTTTTCGTCAACCCGAAGGACTTTTGCAACTGTATCATATGCTTTTGTTTTGCTTTGCTTCATCGTCGAGGCAATCTCTTTTACAAACTCATTCAATGCTTTCCACCTCTTCCTTTGTGCGGCAACCATGTTCCAGGGACAGCGATTGCGATATTATTCTAAATTTTCCGGTAAGGTTATGTCGCGGATAATTCAAAAAGACTACATCCCCTAAAAGAACATCATCAAAAAACCGCCGGCTGTACTGTATCGTTCTGGCGGGGTTCTGCAATTCCTTTAGCTTTCTAACGGCATAAGCCGCTATGTTTTCCCCAGAAGATAATTCAACACCTGTTTCTGATTTCCACACTTCTCTTCCGCGGCTGACGGTTGATAAATAACTGTCCGGACTGTCGTCTCTTGCGATAGCTGCCCCGTAGTCGTCATGTATCGCCATAAAACAGTTAGGTGTGTCATACCAGTTAAATGTGTCTGTCACGTCAGGCTCCATTATGTCATTTTCGTTAATCCCTACTGTAAGATTGCTGTTATTATCGTTTGCGCAGATAACAATACTTCCATCGCCAAGTATTCGCATCCGCCAGCCGATGGCGTCTAATATGTGTAATGCCATTGTGAGCCTTGTTTCCCCATCTTCTGCAACGATGTTATCCGTAGTAATGGGGGACGTTCCCTCGACATACACAGGGGCAGGGATACAATCATTGAGCAGATTTTTAATGTGCTTTGCTCCGCTACCGGCTGGTGCGTAATACCCACGCGGCAGAATCACATCATCTGCCGGCTTGAGAACGGAATAGCAGTCAATATTGTAAGTCTCTCTCACACCATCAAGTTTTCTTTCTGGGAATGCGGTCAGGCCAGTGAACAGTGCTACTTTTGCTCCTGACCCTCCCTGTCTGGCTTGTAAGTAAATGCGGACCCAACACTCATTGTCTGTTATCTTTTCCATCATTGTGACGGAAGCAGATTCCCTTAAATCTGACGTGCTGTCCCGGTCAATACTGCCCTCAGTAAATTCAAATTCCTGCTGGTCTGTCCATGTTTTGGGGTCAACCGTTGTTAAAATATATCTTGCTGAAAATCCTTTACTCCAATCCATCACATCACCTCATTAGGATGCTCTGCACTCCACTGTTCTTCCGTCACAGCATCCAGTTCTTCCGAATCCACTTTTTTAATCGTTAAAGAAAAATCTGTCCGCATTTTGTTATCGTGGTCTTTTTTCTCTGACACCTGTATATCGCAGGAAAATGACGAGCCGTCTGGTGTCCTAACGTGACATATTCCAGGATACGTTGCGAGCCGCCTCATCTGCTCAATCATCGTTGGCTCTGTCAGAGAGATACTTACTGCATCAATTTTTAAATCACGAGTGACTGCAGGGTTCCAATCACCTTGCACAGAGCCACCAAGGTATACTGTCCTCTCAAAATCTTTATCCCATGAGTTATCTAAATCAAGGTTATACTGGATTTCGATAGATTCACTGTCAAAATCAATGATTGCCTTTTCATGGGCTATCGAAAATTCGTTGTATAACCATGCAAACGATCTATCTACTGTTATATAGTCGCCGTTGGCGGTTTTATTTACAACCAGTATGCCGCCGTATTCGTTTAGCGCCGGGTACGGGTCAATGTACTTCTGGCCATAGATTCCATTCTCCAGAATCAATTCTGCTCTGTCTACGCTCATCCGGTACAAATCAAACGTATCCCCATCAGCATATGTAGTTGGTTTAGTAACAACAATACTTGCTGTTTTATTGTCTGCAATCGTATTTACAGTGGCCGTTGGCACTTCCGGCTGATGTTTCCACCGCACAACAAACGGTATCTTTTTTTCTGCCACATGGTCATAAATATCTGTAAATGCAATCTGTATACTGTACCTTGCACCGTCATCCATCTGCCCGATCAGGTCGCCCAAGGCAATACTGTAGTTATCTGTTTCACTACCGGTAAAACTGGCAATAATTTCGCCGGCAAAATGCTGTTCCTTTAATCCGTCCGGGCGCAGAATATAATAATCCTCGTCTCTGACAACCATTACTTTTGCTGTGCCAGCAGAATCCCCGAAGGAAGGGGCTATTGTTAGTGGTAGCTGCTCTAGGTAGTTTGTTGTGCCTTCCGATGATTCTGGTACTGTCTGGTCACTTGCTTCTGTGGTAACATCGCCAGAATTATATGTAGTTGCTTCCGAAACAAGATTTGTTGTAACGTTGTCTATCGCAGGTTTTGCGACAATTTCGACAGCCACAGAATCTGACCATGCACCTTCCTTGCCTCCTTGTGCCGTAACCATTGCTTTTAAATAATGGATTTCTCCTACATTCCACAGGTTACCCAAAAGACCATTTGCAGTATAGATTTTGTTAATGTTTTCAATCGTTTCCGATAATGTCTCCATGCCGGAAGACATCATTAAAACAATAACGTTTCCATCTTTGCCTTTAACCGGCTCATCGTTAACTGCTTCCGCTATTTTTATGCTCGCTTTGCTGTTTCCGGTGTAGCCAACACTGCAAATAACTGTATCGTCCATGGCAAGATAATTTTCCGTTGTTGCAAGCGTAGGAGTCGTTGGTGTCTCACTCAGCGATACAGAAACCGTATCAGACCAAGGAGACAGTACTTCCTCGTCCCCGGACGTATCCCGCAATCTTACGCGGAAATAATATGTTTTTGCCGATTCCAGGGACCCGATATGCCACGTTGTTTCCCTGTCCTCTACATCATAAGTAGTTGGGGCGTCCGTACTAATCCATGCGTCCTCATGGTCTGCCCACGCAATGGTAGCTGCATCTGCATTTTTCCACGACCAGTCCCATGTTAATTCTACGGTATCAGATGCTACCGCCATTGCAGTTATATTTTTCGGTGGGACTGCGATTTTTCGTGTCTCTGAGTAAACCCACCCTGACTGCATGAGGGGGCTAAGTTTGTAGGTGATGCCAGATGCTCCGTTTTGAGGTGCAGAAGTTCCGGTAAAATTCTTGAGAGCGATCTGGTATTCAGTGCCGCCGGAAACGTCCGGACACGTAACTGTGATTGTGCCCTCCTTGTCAGTGATCGCGATAACGCCTTTTTCCTCGTTGTCTATTTTCATCCAGATTGCTGTTTTGGCGTCAGGAACCTCTGTCTTTCGTTCAACACTATTGATGGTAAGTGTTGTTCCCGTTGCCGATACCGTATCAAATGACGGGGATTTCAAGGCTCCTCGTGCCGCTACTCGTGGCTCAGAATATGCATATTTTTTGTCATGCGTACTTTGCACCCTTGTCCACATGATCTGGTCTTCCGCTATACCATCGTCTGTGTTAAAATCTGCTGACACCGTATAATCATGGTACGCAACAGTTACTCCGGTACTCCACGATGTGCCAGTATACCTCTCTCCGCTTTCTGGCGTGTCTATGGCGTATTGTAACTCCATGGAATCCACAGGGCGGTCCTGCGGCGATGCCTGCACCCAGTTTGCCCATACATAGCGGCTAGAAGAGCCTATCTCTTTGCTCCCTGTGCTCTGTATGTTTGGACGCTCTGGGATGCTGTAATAATGGTATGCATAGCCCCAACCGGAATCTCCGGCACATCCTCTTGATTTTACCCTTACAATACGGCAAAATGTCATACTCTGTGTTGGGGAACCATCCTCTGTTATTTCCCATGTACCAGAAGCCCCTGTATAAGCCGAATTGGCAAAGCGAGCATTCGCAATGGCACCCTTATAGTTTGTCATTAACGCGGTCTGTACCTGTGTCCTTGCAAAATGTCTTGCATCATTCGCCTCGTATGAGGTATTCCAGGTAAACGCGCCTTTATTTGCACCGGTATCATCAAGGGAATAAGAAACAGAAGGGGTATTTGGTGCATAAATGGTAAACGTCTTTGTAGAGGATGCGGCTGTATAGGTATGCTTTTTATCGCTTTTTGTTTTGCCCTTTACCTTAAATTCTATTGCGTTTAATAATTTTGATGAGACAGGATAATATTTTTTTGCATCAAGTGCTACTGTTCTTTTTGTTGCTGATTTTCCCACATCTATTTTCTTCCACTCTGTCCAATCCCACTTAGAAGCACCGGCATTTTTTGTATGTAGGCGGTACCACAGCCACTGCCCATCCTCATATTTTTTCGCCGGTATTTTCCAAGATATTGTAAATTTCAAATTGTCTCTCGATATAGACAGACCGCTGGGAGCAGCAGACTTTTTCTTTTTCTTTGCCATTATGCCATTTTCACCTGCCTTCTAAGCTCGCTTGCCATCCTTCTTCCCCATTCTTCTGGGTTATCTGCACCGTTTACAGTTACATTAATAGTTACATCGTTTTTTGTTCCCCGTGTTGCCTCTCTAATGTCACTCATCAGCCTGCTACGACCGTATAGCATTTCGTCTCCTGCTTCTCCCGCCCCAAACAATGTGGCATCAGAAAATACATATGGACTTTCCATAGCCTTTTTATACCAGCTAATGTGGAATGATGGCAGAGATCCCTTTCCGCCAATACCAAATGGAGCCTTTCCGCCAGAAACACTTAAATGTGGTAGGTTTAGATGTGGTAGAGACCAGCTAAATTTTAAAGCACTCTTGAACCGTCCAGGGAAACTTTTTACCAAGGATACCGCCTTAGTAAAGATACTTTTAACAGCTGATGGTATCTTAGTAAATGCCCCTTTAACAGCGGATAAAATCCCGTTGCCCCTAAACGCCCCTTTGAATCCGTTTACGGCATTTTTAGCAGCAGTCTTCAGGAGCGATGGGAGATTTTTGACCCCTTTTATTATGCCGGTAACAATGTTTTTACCAAGTGAAAACCAGTTAAATGCTGTAAATATGCTTACAATGGCTGTGATAATTTTAGGCAAATTAGCAATTAATAACGGAATCGCACGAACTAAGCCAATCGCTAAATTTGTTATGATCGTTACTCCTGTTGCAAGGATTTTCGGTGCGTTATCGTTAATAATGCCAGCCAAATTCGTTATGATTGTAGGTACATATGCAATCAATACAGGAATAGAATTAATCAGCCCTTGAGCAATATTCTGGATAAGTGTCAGGCCTGCATTTATCAATTTGCCTGCGTTGCTCCTCAATGACTCTGTAAATTGTGTCAGCATCGGCAACGCCTGCCCCAAGAAGGTCGGGATGCCCTGAGTCATGCCGTTAGCGATAGTCGTCAGCAAATTAACTCCGACCGATGTAAATACATTTAGCCCTGTGGAAATCGTAGAGGCAAGATTATTTAACAGTTGGCTGACAGCAGTTGTAATACTGCCAGAATTTTGAGTAACGCTTGAAATTAAACCGTTTATGAGGTCGCCGCCGATTTTTGTCAGCCCCGGCAACTGACCACTAAAATTAATCGCATCTTGCGCCAGTTTGGAAAGAGCACCACTTATGCCGCCGGATTCCATCGCCTCAGCTAATCCACTAACCTCGCTTGTTACACCTTTGATGGCACCACGGATAGTACCCGAAAATGTATTGTAAAAAGCAAGTTGCAAGCCTTCTGTAGCGCTAGATAGCAAGGTTATATCACCCTGCAAGTTATCTAACTGCGTAGCTGCCTGTTGTGCCGCGGAGCCGGAGGAATCCTGTATTCCTTTCCAAAATTTTTGTACAGTCGCATCACTTGATGCGGTCATTTTGTTAAATGCCTGTAAGCCTTGCGTTGTAAAAATCGTTGCAAGAGCATTGTTTTTTTGTTCCGCTGTCATACCCTGCAAAGAGCCATTAAGCTCGTCTACGAGGTCGTTAAAATCTTTTGCCTCGCCGTTTGACTTATAGGCGGATACACCTAACTGATCTAAAGCTTTTGATGCATCATCAGTCGGAGTATATAAGTCCGCCATTGCCCTATTTAATGCCGTAGATGCCTCGGAGCCTGTCACGTTCTGCTCTGCCAAGCGAAGTAAGGAAAGCGTGACACTGTCCGCCGCTTGGCCGTAGTTTTTCGCTGTGGCAGCAGAACCGGAAAAAGCCTCTCCAAGGCCTCTTACGTCCGTATTAGCAAGAGTAGCACCCTTTGCCATCAAATCGGCATAGTAAGATGCGTTACTCATCGAGTCACCAAAGCCTTTTACAGCTCCGGCAGTATATGATGCCGATTCTTTCAGACTCATAGCACCGGCAGAGGCAAAGTTAAGTACCGTTCCGATACCGCTAATCTGCTCATCCGCCGACAAGCCAGCCTGAGCAAGGATATTCATTCCTTCCGCCGCTTCCGTTGCGGTGTACTTTGTTGTGCGCCCCATTTCCTCAGCCTTGGCTTTGACGTTCCCTATTTTGTCTACGGTTGTTCCCATGGTAGCTGCTACCTGAGACATTGCAGTATCAAAATTCATTCCGGCATCTATTGATGTTTTTGTAAATGCAACGGCGGCAGCAGAGCCGGCCACCATAGCTGTTTTAGCTACTTTCCCGACCGCTTTAAATGCCCCGCCAATTTTTGATGTGGACGAGCTGGCGTTACCTTCTGCGTCTTTCAGCCCCTTCTTGTATGCGGTGTCTTTGATTGCCAGAGTGACAAACAATTCCATCACATTCAATCACTCATCACCACCAATCCGGCTTTTTTAATGACGTCCGCGGCTATTTCTTCGCCAGTCTTTGTTACTGTTTGTTTTTTGTTGTTATTAATTAAATCAATAAACGATGCATAGAGATATTCCCCGCCAAACGCCTGCGAAATACTTTCGGTTACATATTTCAGCCCGTCAGCCATATATCGTTTGTAAATTAATTCTTCTGTGTCGTCTAAAATCTTGGCTTTGACATACAGCAGAAAGCCTTTTACGTTTCTTCCTCTGTATTCTCCTGCGCATCTCCAGAGTGTCCGTCTGTTGCGTCTGTTGGCACTGAGAAAAAAAGCTGACGTACCTCCGGCTCATTGACGAGGTCAACCATACCCTTGATAACATCCATTAATTTGTGCTTTTTCTTGTATTCCTCGACTGTCTGTAATTCAAACGCCGCTAAGATTCCGATTACATCATCTTTGTGTGTTTTTAACAGTCTAGGAGCTGTTTTAGCGCCCCTAGCAAAGACTTTGATGTATTTCTCACCTTCCCGCGGCACAAGTTCCTGGCACAGCTTAAGCGCGTCATCATCGTCTGCAATGTTTCCGATATGTTCAAGGGAATTCGCAATGGCTTCCAATCCCTGTTCTGCTGTTAAATCCGATAATCTCATGCTTTACCTCCTACGCCGCTTCGCCTGTTTTGATATAGACCTCATAAGGTACTGTCTCTGCGTTCTTAATGCTGTAGTGTCCTGTGTATTCAAAATCAAAATTTCCTTTGGATTTATCATCTGATTTAATCTTAAATCCGCCCGTTGAGAGGGCGTTCATAATTTTAATCGCGATAAATCCGGCAGAATCCCCGGAATTTTCATCCGAATAGTCACCTATCCACCAAATATCCTTAAAATCTTCTGCCTTTAAATCTGCTCTTGGTGTTACTTTGTTTCCCGCTACGTCTGCCGCCGCCATAAAACTTTTAGCCTGTGCGGTATCCATTGTAACGGCTGTGCCTGATAATTTTACTTCGATAGATTCGATTTCCTTGAGTTCCATCGTGTTTTTAGGCACATTATCAATGTCTTCCCCGAAATCCGTAAAGGATGGCTCCGCGCTAAAGCTACAACCGCCGCTGGTTGCCATGAGGATGTTAGTTGCTGTTATGGCACCCGTTTCTGGCTCAAAAGCTGATACGATAATACCGGCGTTAATCTGGATTTTTTTAAAAAGGTCAGAAGGAACCTGCGTATACTTCATTTACTCACCTCGTTAAATAGTTATAAATTGCATAGTTATTACTGTGTATCTGCGTACTATCGACGAGTCGGCTTCATCGACCAAAGGAGTCCACGGCTGGTCCTGCGACAGGAAAATAAATCCGCCATCGCATTTTACCGTGGTGCCCCCTTGCAATTTGTCGCTGATTTCTTTTGCCTTTTTGTTTGGGACTGCCTCAGATTCTGTGTGATACCAGACATTTACAGCGCTGGCGGCGGCCGCATCTGTCCACCAATTTGCTGTAATTGGCTCATATGTGATAAAAGGAAAAGCGGTATCTTCTGGCACCCTGTTAGACGGATATGCAGTTATGCCGAAAGACGACCAAAATTGATACAGTGCCGCTGTTGGAGTCATGACGTTAACTCCCACTTTTCCGCCATGACCTGGGCTATGTCTAAATTAGACGACGCAGGGGTTTCTTTTTCTCCTGCATTTGATGTAACTCTAAAAATTTTTCCGTCTTTTGTTTTTAATACATCATGATAGCCTAGCTTTACTGTTTTAGCTGTAGTGATTGTATATGTTGCTGTTACACCCTCTTTTTCCGCCACTCTGGCAGACATGGAGGTGTCGCGGACAATTGCCGCCTGTATTTTAGCACCCTCGACCCACTCGGTGATAAATCCACCCTCGCCGTCAGAAGTGCGTTTTTTATCCATGAGTATGCAGTCTTGTAAAAATTCATTAATCAAACTCATGCCATTTTCCTCCATGGGTTCAGGCGCGCCCTAAAGGCATCTTGCCATGTGTAGGTCTCGCCCTTGCTATTTGTTGCTCTGCTGTACGAATAGCCGCCAAACGATTCCGACTGGTACGCTCCTAAATTGCCGTTTTTCGCTTGCCACTCGCTGATTTCGTCCACCAGTGACAAAAACGGTTTAGGGATAGCCAGTGGAACCACTACACCGTCAAATGTCTCCTCCTGTAATGGGGCAGCATCGCCTTTGCGATACTGATAAACCCCGTCATTAAAGATAGAGCCACTGATTAAATAGTATTGCCCATCCTGTAAAGGGAGGCGAATCGCGGTGCCAGAATAACGTAGGTCTTCGGCGCTTGTCGTTGCATCTATGTGCGTGTCAAAAATCCATTCCCCGATTGTTATTTTGCCTGTGATCGCCGCCCCCTTGACCGGGAAGAAATTGTGAATGTGATTCATGATTTCATAAAGCACTCAATCAACCCCTTTTATTTTCCGTTCGAACTTGCTTTCGAAACGGCGCTTGATACTTCCGGGATAGTTTCTGTAGTTCCGACAGTAACTACACAAACACCGTCAAGGTATTCTGCCCACAGTTTCATGCCCATAATGGCGTATGTTTCGCCTGTGGCGTTTGTATAGTTGCCGCCTGCGTGAAATCCAATAAGATTTGTCTCACCGGATGTTGTGTAGTCCAGCCCAAGCTTTTTAAAATCGCTGTCGCCGGGATCAATATAATATAAGTCGATATTTTCTACAGGTGTTGCAATAACGGTTTTTGCCGGGATATAGTCGTCAGGAAGAAGGAACAGCGTGGAGAAGCCAAAGAAATCTTTGATATACTGCAAACCAAACATTGTCTGCACAGTAATCTCTTTATCACCTAACCAATCGTAAAAATCCATTACGTTTGCAAATCCTACGACTTCGGTTACATTTCTGTTCATCCCTGCGAATTTGTTGAGCACAGCGCCTTTTGCAATCGCCAGTGCTTTCTGCCATTTTTTCTGTGTTCCTTTTAATGTTCCTGTTTTTAAAAATGTGTAAAAATCTTTTAAAACCTTGTTCTGTAGCTCAACCATAAAGGCATCATCTGTTTTCTCGATTGCAACGGCTGCGCCCCACTTTGACACAGACTCAAGAGTTAAAGATTTAGCGTATTTTTCTACGACAATATCTTCCCTTTTGCTTTCTACGACCTTAAACTGTGTAAAAGGGATTGCCTCTCCCTCGCCCACACTTGCGCCGCCCTGTAAGGTTTCATCTTTCATCTGCGCTTCATAGGTTACTAAACTGGTCCCCGGCTCTTTTCTGATAGGTTTAAAGATTCCTAAGATAGTTCTTAATGCATCCCAATTTTTGTCAAATCTTGTTACAAAATCAATTTCTCTCGCTTTGAGAGCGCTATCTGTATTTAATACAGTGCTAGTGGTTATTCCTGGCATTGTCTACTCCTTTCAAAAACCAAAAAGTTCGTGATTTTCCGCAATCGCTTTCTGACGTTCGCCCGCATCTTTAATTTCCATGATTTCTTTCTTGGTCATTTTCCCCGGTTCTCCTCCCGGTGGATTTGATACGTTAGCGCCTTGAGTCGTTTCGGTTGTAATATAATCGGCATACGATTCTTTGATGCCTTTTTCTACCTCTGTTGCGTTCTCAAATTTCCCGTCAGTTCCGATTTTTAAATTATCAATAGTTTCTTTTGACGCTTTTAATGCAAGGCCAATTACTTTACTGGACACGCCGGAATCTTCAAGCATCTTTTTGTATGCGGCTTCTTTCGCATCGTACGATGCCTTCTTGTCCTGCTCGGCTTTGTAGCTCTCAAAACCTGCGTGTTCTTTCTCATACTTGCCTTTCCAGTCGTCCTTTTCATAGTCCTTCAATTTCTTCTGGAGGTCTGGGACTTTCTCTGCGTCCTCTTTGTATTTACTAATCTCGTTCTTGAGACCCGTAACGGTTGCAGAGTGTTCTTCGATAATCGCGGAAACCTGCTCGTCTGTAAGTGCCATGCTTTTTAAAAAAGCTCTTGTTAATGCCATTTGATTACTCCTTTTCTTTGAGGGATTTCTTTCCCTAAATGACTTTATATGTAAATCACAGTACTTCGTGATTACTTACTAAATAATTTTGCAGCTTTAAGGGATTTCGCCCCAAATTTGCCGTCAATTTTTAATTTACATTTCGACTGGAAAATACTAACTGCATCTTCTGTCTTTTCTCCATATTTGCCGTCAGTTTCTAATTTTGAGCCGATAGCCCAGTTTAAAAACTTCTGCAATTTCTCAATTTCTTCCCTTGCGTTTTTTAACACTGTAATGCCATCTAAAAACGTGTAATAGCCTCGTGGTGGCAATTTAGGGAATTTCCCGGTGTATTTAACCTTTTTGGCCGTTTCTTCCTTTTGTGCCGCCGCTGGAAAGTCGTGATATAAAATATTTAAATCAAACTTGCCGCCGTTGCCGGTTGAAACCTTGGTCGGAAATACACCAGAGCTGGTATACTGCCACGCCATAAGGTCATCTACGTTTGCAGGTTTATAAGATTTGTTTGGTGTCGCTTTAAACGCCATGCGGTTATAGCCTTTGTAATAACGTGCAATCCACCAGTTTTTACACTTAACTTTGTTTTTATCAATATGCTCCGAAAAGTATGATTTGCCAGTGTAAACGCCGAATTTATACCCTCTTGACTCAACGACAGTCTGTGCCGCGTTGATGATTGATGCAATCATGCCTTTTGTCAGCTTAGCCTGCACTTTGTCCTCGATATCAAACCAGACGCCGTATTTAAAATGCTTTTTGCTGATCTTGTCGAGAATGTCACACACAAGCTCCATGTCCGACTTAGCTTTTGCCGTTGTGGTTGCGTATGTGTAGTTGTATACGCCCCATGGGATGTCCAACTCCTCGCATTTTTTGTAGTTTGCCTCAAACTTCTTGTCTTTGCCTAAATCTTTGCGGATAATCTTAATGATTGCACCATCGCAACCGTATTTCTTTACTTTCTTCCAGTCGATTGTGCCGTTGTATACTGACACGTCAATAATTTTCTTCTGCGCCATTTTCTCATCCTTTCCATCTCAGCACATATAAAATCTTCTGATTTCCGTTGATGATCCTATGCATCTTTTTATATGTTCCGCCTGCTTTTCCTGTGTTAGTGCTAGCCTTTCCGGCATCCCACCAGACCATTTTATTGTTCTCGTTTATTCCTGCGAAAATATTGGTATGCAGGCGGTAAAAGCAAATATCTCCCGGTTTTAATTTGTTTTTATAATCCCGAGGTAATTTATTTACTTTTATCAATCTATATCGTTTTGATATAGCCGCTTTTGTTCCTGCGCCCTTATAGACAACTGTTCCGTTCCTGTTGCAATAAAACAGTTGTCCCGGTTTGAGAATGCCTAACTGCTGTAAGCAATAGCACACAAACGACGCACAATTACTTACCTTTTTCTTCTTTGCGCCTGCCCAGCTATTCGCCACGCCCTGAGAGTATTTAAATTTTTTATCAACAAAATACTCTGCTGTTTCTCTTGCCTTGACGAGTAAAGACAATCTGTCCATTATTCCATCGCTCCTTTTAATTCGTCTGCAATGATTGCTGTGTATTCTTTTGCGTAATTTGCCGCCGCCGGTTTTAAATACGGCTGCGCTCTCTGACCGTTTGTGATATGCCATTGTCCCTTATCGTCCTGATAAGTCCACGGGGTCTTTCTTCCTCCCTTGTAATACACGCCAGTTCCCAGTTCCACATAGGCGGCATATTCTTCGTTACTTCCTATTATCTCTGTGAGATTTTCCAAGTCAGTCCGATGCGTAATGCTATTTCTCAACGCGCCCGTATCGACCGGGCAAAGGTCTTTTGCGTGCCCCTCTGCGGCGGCTCCTGCCTGTTCTAATGCCCTTGCAAGTGCTATCGTGGTCTTGAGTATTACTTCGTCCACGTGGCTCACAACATCAATATCCGCCATTATATTTGCCCCCTTTGCGTTGCCAACCATTCGTAGTAGGTCATGTCTTCTACAACTTCGTTTCTGCCTGTTTCTGGGTTTTTGACACGCATCATTCGCGGTTGTGCCAGTTCGGTAGGCAGTGCAGTTCGTTGCGTGCATCGACAGTTATAAACTTCCGCCGGGATTCCGCTTGGGTCTCCCGGATACATAAGACCGTTTGAGTATGCCATGTTAAATGGTACTTCCTCACCGTCTAATGCTCTGTGGCTGTCTCGTGTCCTCAGGTCCTTTGTTGCTGTCCAGTGTTTCACTACATCAATTCCCATCTGGTAGGCTTCCTCATATGCCGCCTGCCTGCCCCCGTTCTGCGCCCCTGTGAACGCTGTGCGGGCGTTTCTAATTGCGGCAGCATGATTCATGCCTGTAACGTCCTGAAATCGCCCCGCGAGCTTTCCTATGCTGTCGCCCTGTAAAATCCCTTGCAGTAGTGCATTTTGCAATTTCTTTTTGTTCCAATGCACATCTTTGCTTTTTAGTACCCTCCGAGGCGGAAGAATCTTCTGTTTTCTAACTGTCAGCCGTTTAACTGTGTGTTCGTCAACTAGATTAAAAGCAATATCTCCAATCTCTTTTATCTGTCTGTCAGGTATAAGAGATTTAATCATGTATGCCTCAAAATTACGATTGAGGGCGATAATAAGAGGGGTTTTCTCGTTAATGTACGCCGCGGCAATCTGGTTTGATTCCGTCAGTCTCCGAGCCATGTCCTCGCGCAGTGCCTCCCACCTCTGCCCTCTGCCATACTGATTCATCAGCCACGCTTCAAACTCTTTTTTGGTGTACTTTCCTGCTTGGTATGCCGCATATTCTTTGGCGTACCGGCTGGAGAATTGTTTAAAATAGTTTCTCGCTTTGCTGTCAAGTTCCTTTCCGGCTTGTTTATATACGTCTGCTAACCGCTTTTCTAACTTTTGTAGTTCCTGCTCTGTCCACTTGTCTGATGGATACATGGTTATTCATCCCCTTCTGGGTTATCTTCCGGCATATCTGGTTCAGGTGGCTCTGTGTAGCGGCTATATGATTCTTCGTCTAATTTTGCAAGGATGTCCGGCACTTCTTCCGGTGCAACAAACGGTAATTTTTTCAGAATGGTTTCTTCATCCAGATAATTTGCCGCCTCAAGAATCATATCTGTACGCTCCTTCTCGTTGCTGATTCTGTTTCGCTTAAATTGCGGCTCGTCATCAATCCCTGCAAGCTCCAGAATCTTCTCAATCGCATCGCCCACGAAGTACTCAAAATCATCCGCATTATCGTCTAGTGGTTGATATGCCGCATCGATATGGTCGTTTGTTGCTCCGGCGGCTATGGCGTGTACATCCAACGCCCCGAAGTCCTCATAAATTTCTGACCGCATTTGCGTGAGAAACTCTTTTCTAGCGGTATACGGCGGCTCTTGTGTGTATGCCTGCACCTGCCCCTCCTCGGCCTTTGCGATGTGCTGGAACTTGAGCCGGTCTCTAAATTCCGCCAGCTCATCGTCTGTCATACCATCAGCGTTAGAAATTAGCCAATACATCTGTGCACAGTCGTCTAAATCATTGGCAAAACCACTTTGTACCGCGTCGTAGGCGTCAATCTTTGACCGCATCCCCCTCAGGGTGCTTATATGCCTTTTGTTTCCAAACATTGGCACAATAGGGAGACTGCTATAATTTTCTTCCCCGATGATTTCGGGTTCCAAATTATTAGCAACCTCAACCCTCTGTCTGTATGCCCGTTTAGGAGCGGTCTCTTTTAATTCTCCGAATTTACTTTTTGCGCTGTAGGTTGTATATCCATCTACTTCGTACAGCACAACCTTAAATGGTTTTTGTTCGTCCAACTGCCAGAATCTTATGCCCGCCATCAAAGCCCCTGTGTCCTCGTCCCACATTGGGGCGAACTGTGTAAGGGGAAATTCATGCACGTGGTCCACGTTCCAGAACAAGAAGGACTGCCCATGGATTAATGCGTTGTAAGCCGCCTCTTTAATCCGCCTGTCGAATTGTTTGCCCAGTTTATCCTTGACACCCATGTCATTAAAAAAGACTCCGTTTCCCAGACTGTATGAACAACGCTGTGTATTTAATTTGTGAAAGAAATTAGAGCATATCTGTGCGTTAGACGAAAAATTATCTATCTTTTTCTGGCCCAACAGAGTGTAATAGACGCGCTGGAACTGTAAAATAGTCTCATTTTCCTGTGCGTCATACTTGTCCGCCCTTAATGCCTCTTTATATGCTCCTGTACTCTCGTGGAATTTTATAAACTGATTTATAAATTGCCCTTTGTCTTTTGCGGCAATGAAATCTTGATATGATAAATACATTTGTCGTCACCCTAGAATTGATTTGTATTGTCTTGTTCGGCTGTGCTTGACGAGTTTTAATGTTTTTACAAGATACCTGATAGCATCCATTGCGTGGTCTGACTGTTTTATAACTTCGTCCCTTCCTTTGTCAGCCGCTATTGGGTCCCATGCATAAATGTCAAACTCCTCGATCGTGTGCGTACAGGACGGGTCAAATGATAATTTGTCTTGTGTCAACATCGTCTCAACATCTGCTATGCCATCGTTAACAGTGTTATCTGCCTTTTTGACCTTATGCCCTTTGCTACGCAACTCCACGATGAGGGCGGCGGCGGATGGGTCAACAATAACTAAATCATCTTTCTGCCCGTTTAGTGTATCCTCTAGTCCTTTTACCAGTTTGCCGACTGGTTTCATGCGGTTGTTCTCCCGGCCTGAATAGTAGTACTCTTTTATGCAGTGCCAGTTACCGGTATCTACTCGTTTCTGCCAGATGAGAAAGACGGTGGCGTTCTGCATACCAAAATCGGAGCTAACAATTATCTCTCCGCTGGTCTCTGCTTTGCAGACGTGTCTTGCCTCCGAAAACATATCGTACACAAGTCCTTCTGCCACTGCCCACTTGCCCAGTATGTAGCGTTGATACCTGTGTGTCCCGGAGTACTCTTTTATTAACTCGTCTACTACCGCCGGAGGTAGGCAGCCATCGTGTATGTTGTACGCCTGCTGGAATATATCTGCATCAGAATCCAGAAAGCCCTTAAACCAATGTTTCGGCCCCGCCGGGTTGCACGTCCCATCAAAATGACTGTGTGACGTTCTGAGACGAGATTTCAGCATTTCAAAAACTTCTTGGTTCCAGGTCGTCACCTCATCGCCATAGGCGTACTCGATTGTTGCCCCCTGTATCCTTGCAACGTGCTTTTTGTTGTCGGCACCTAATGCATATACTTTTTTGCCAAATAGCTGTACTGAGTTGTCACTGCGTATCTCGCCAACTAGCTCCTCACCCCAAATCTCTCGCATAGGGTCAAGTATGTTTCGCTGCAGTGTACCTCTGGTGTTTCCCAACATCACAGCCAACCCTAATCCTTTTAGGCGTGTCAGGCGTTGAGGGATTACGATTGTGTAGTCGACAAAGGATTTCCCGGAACCTGTCGCCCCGGTCTTTACGTTCCAACGATGGTTACAGCCTTGCAGGTATTCCGCCTGCTTGCTAGTTAATGGCACTATCGACACCCCCGAGAATCTCAATAGCTTTCGCCAGTGCTTTGTCGCTTGCACTCTCTGACTGTGGCTTATCACGCCACTGTTCTGGCTTCCTGTTCTTTAGCCAAAATATTTGTGCTGTTGTATCTGGCGCAACGTGCTTCTTTGTTACTTTTCGCTCCGTCATTACTCCGCCTTCGTACTTTTCGCTCGTCTCCTCGTAGCTGTATCCTAACGCCCGTCGCAACAGGCTTTTTTCCACCTGCCTGTCTACAACATCTTTCCCCTTTTTTAAGGTATCGGCTAAAATTGGAAATTTTTTCTTCCATGTATACAAGGTATCTGGGTTGATGCCGATGTTTGCCGCAATCTCTTTGTCTGTGCATCCATCTCGCGCCCATCCCTCTATTTTTAGCAACCCTTCTTGGGTCAGCCACTCCTGGTATTTACTTATCCCATTTTGGGGTCACCTCCTAAATACAACCATAACCCCGTAATGGATTGTTTACGGGGTTATATGAAAGGAAAGAAAATATGAAAAATTTTTGTCTCATTGAGTGAACACACTCAAATACAAGTATAAGGAATTGCACCTTAACAGCCGCCGGGGTAAGACTAATAAAGCGGCTGGTCCCTAAACACTTGTAGACCCGCAACCTGTATGGGACACAAGGCACCGTGGGATAGGCGTCTTGCGTACTCTCTTTTACGCGGGTGAGAGTTTACACTTTTACCACAAAAAGATAGAGGAGGTTATGTCTCACAAAAAGTTACCAGTACTCGTCCGTACAAGTGTATTGTACGACATTTTTTAAGCCGTGTTAGACAAACATAAAAAAAGAGGGGGAAATAATTCCCCCTCTCTAATATCCCGCATATTTCCCAGCCAAATTGGCAAAAGCACTAAGCCATCTGCGTATAGTCATTTCTGCATATCCGAGCTTATCCGCCGCCCCTGCTATCGTGTATCTATCCTCGAAATACACCAGCTGTACGGCTTTCATTCTGTCCTCACCATTGTCCATCCCCTCTGTCTGTTTTATCGCCTTGTTAATAGCGTACATCCATAAAGCTGACTGAGCTGTATTTTCTGCAATCAGTTTGTCTGGGTACTTTTTTACCTGCTTTACTGCGTGCCCGTACCAGTCGTGTTTGGGATTGCTCAATTTTCTTACCTCCGCGTAATCATCGCTAATATCATCATTACTGCTGCATAAATCTTATCTTCTTTTTCTTCTGCCAGTATCCATTCCGACAAAGCAATCACTGCCCATATTATAGACATCACGTTACTTATCACGTTATTTACTGTACTCATATTAGCTCTCCTGTCTTTTATTATCAAATACAAAATATTTATCTAAAAATTCAAATGCTATATCTAGATTGTAAGACGAATACCCAATACTGTAATTAGCTTCGCCAGCTTTTCTGTATTTAATTTCGTAATATGGTTTTTCTCGGCTTCCGTGAACTACAATTTCTGCTTCGACTACGTGTTCCTTGTACGCCGCTTCTTCAAAAGGAATTATTGTAGCTGTTTTTGTTTTCTCCATTTTCTTTTTTCTCCTTTTTGTTTTAGTTCACTCGCCGATACATAACCGTATTTCCGTTTGTCAGCCTTACAACTACCTCGTAAGGCTCTTGGCTTGGTATTCCGTCATTAGTTTTGTAGCCAACCCCCACAATAGCGTCGGGACTGGCAAGAACACCGCACTTCTCGCAGTATTCAGATGCTTTATACTCGTAGTCTCTACACCTAAATCCCATAGCTTCAGGTGTCCACTCATCCGGATTTGTTTCTTTTAGCTTGCACATTCCTTCTATTGTTCCAAACTTACACTCATTGCACCTTCCTGTGCAAGCTTTTCTGATTGTTTCTAATGCGTTAATCATTTCTTTTCTGTCCATTTTTACTCCTTTCATATATGCTCATGTGGTTCGACCGGTTCCCAGTGTTTTTCAGCTTCCTGCTCAACCAATCGGTTATACCGCTCCACAAATTCGTCCTCGCTTATTTCACCCTGCATAAATTTTTCTGATATGCTCACGTAGGCGTTTATTGGTATCCTTTTCAGTCGGTTACACCGCTTCGCAAACTCCTCATCACTTATTTCATCTTTTATGTATTGCTGTGATAAACCCATATATGTATCCGGTTCGATTGTATTATCGCTCATTTATACCTCCAATCTAACTTCTGTCCGCACCAAAAACAATATTGCATAATTTCTTTATCTGACATTTTCTTCTCCTTTCATATGTGCTCATGCGGCTCAACAAATCGGTTATACTGCTCCACAAATTCGTGTACATCCATTTTCCTGGCAATGAGCATATCTTGTAGCATTCTGGATTCATGGTTCATAGGTCGCTTACTGCCTTTCCTCCTCTTGTTTTATATATTTTGCATTTCTAAATTCAATAATTTCCAGTGGGTCAAAGTATTCTTTGCACTTCGGACATTTCGGAAGCATATTTTTTCTATACGATTCTTCCATCTCGCGAAACACCCTGCTCTTGCGCATTCTTTTTAGCTCTTTATTTGCTTCTTCTGAATAAACTTTTACTTTTCTTTTTAATCGATTGGTTTCTTCGCTTAGTTGCTCATGATATCTTGCGATTGACAACATTGCCTCAAATGGATCCACAACCGCTCCGCAATCTCTACACATAATAATTCGATTTTCAACACTAAGCTCATAATGTGGAGGATTGCATGTGCATATTTTCTTCATTCCATTATTGATTCTTAATAAATCAAAGCTGACAGTTTTTTCCTTATCCATCCTTATTCTCCCTTCTCATACATCCTGCAACTAGATATCGGTTCGTATATATAGCCACTTCCTCTAGCTCTTTTTATTTTTCTCGGCTCCAGGTAGACCATATTTCCACCATTATGGCATATACCCCATTTGACCCCATCTCTTTTGCCGGGCTGTAAGGCTCACTGTGTTTTCGCTCTCCCTATATGGTTCTGGTAGTGGCACCCATGCGATTACTTTTTCGTAAGGGATTAACCCCACCCATTCAGAATCCCCTCGATCATCTTCGTGGTAAAACCAATTTTTCCGGTAATCATAGGTATCTCCATTGTATGCACAAACCATATAAAAATCAGATTTATCTGGCAGCCTCTCACTGCATGGAATCCAGTCAATAACCGGTGCAACATCTGCTTTCTTTTTTGGTGCATTTTCCTCTAACATCTTTCATTCCCACCCCCTTATTCTTCCGTACGCTTTCGTCCATTCCCTCGCAAATCTCTTTTCCGCCAAGTCACTTGGGAAAAACTTTGTTTTTTTGTTTTTGTTTCCTCTGTTTCTCAGCTCCCTTTCTACTGCTTCAATTTTTCCCCTTGATTTAGGTGTTTTGCGTAGTTCGGTCATTGCTTCCCTTAACTCTTGCTCTGTGCATTCCACCAAAAATGTGGCTCGGTCAAGGCTTGGTATTTCATATAGTTTTTTCACTATTTTGTTTTGTATTTTAGCAAAATCTTCGTCTTTCAGCCCGTATGGCATTTTTATTTCTCCTCCTCCTTCATCATTAACTCAACCCATTTTCTCGCTATTTCTTCTTGTATGTCTTTAACATCGTCCCACGCGTCTGTGTTGCAGGCTAGTATTTCACAAATCAATATAACTTCTGCCATCTTCCCACGCAAAATACCCTCTGCTCTTATCACTTCCGCTGGGGTTGGGTTAAATCCCATAATTTCTGCGCGTATCGTTGCGGCTTTGGATAATTCATCCGCCTTTTCCGTTAATTTGCTAAACAATACGCCTATTTCTAAATGTTCTAATAAATAGTCTTTCATTTCTTCTACTTTCATTTTCTTTCCTTTCTCCTCCGGAATAAATCCGGAGGAATCAATGGCATATAGCTCCTCATGGAACCGTTAACGTGTTACTGTAATGTGTATCTATCCTTAACCCCGGAGGGTGTCCAGCTTTAATATCTTACCCAGTCAAGCGGCAATTTATTTACTAGCAAGCAAGCCGCACTTTTCTTTCCTACCGCAAAAAGGCAATTTCGGCAATATTTATGCTCGTTGCAGTACTTCTTGAGTGTCTCTGCCGCTTTTCTTGCTTCTGAGTCTCCTGTTTTTCCCATTACGCTACCTCCCTGATCGTGATGCCGTACCGTTCAAGCATTAGTTTTCTCTTGATGATATATTCCGGATTTTTTCTTGTACGTGGGGATTTTACATCCTCAACAACAATCTTGCCTTCCTTGTCTGTGTAGCGAAAATCTGCCGTATATGATACGGGGCGTTCTGTAGTGCCATCTTCTCGCTTCTGACTGCCCACAAGGATATACCTCGCCTGTCGCTCTAATCCTGTAATTTCTCCCGCTTCTTGCATCGCCGCCAGCTCCAAATAGCGATGCATTTCTCTTTTACTATCAAACTTCCCATCTTTCGTAAAAATCTTTTTATTTCTAAATTTGTTCACAGGTAATTCCTCCCAAATGTTTTGATAAATTCTTCCCTCGTTCCGTTGTTCTCCTCCCAGTACTTCTGCGCCAGCTCCTTGAGGTACCTGTCTAGCGTTCCGTTGGGATTACGATGTACCGCCTCACCACCGTTGGTATGGTGATTCAGGCACAAATAAACTGTAAAACCATACTTTTCGGCTTGTTTTCTGTTGCTACTGCCATATAAGACATGATGCCTATGCAGATTTCTGGTCGTTTTGCAGAAAAAACACTCTTTTTTTGTTTGCAGTACGCTATTCATCGTCAGAATCCCCCCTTGCGAAATGATATTCCATTAAATCAGCGATTGCCAGATATTCTTTTACTATTTTGCCTGTTCTCGTCTCCTTTACCTGTTCTCTAAACTGCTCTAAACTTCCGTTAAAACAACCACACTTAACGCCAATTCCGTTCTCTTTTGTCTTGTAGAATGTTGTATGTCTAAATTCCGTGCCGAAACCTTTTATACACGCATAATCTGCATTTCCAGAGACCCTTGCATCTCCAGAGAACGCTGCATCTCCATAGACCCATGCATTTCCAGAGACCGCTGCATCTCCATAGACCCATGCATTTCCAGAGACCTGTGCATATCCATAGACCCGTGCATCTCCATAGACCTGTGCATATCCATAGACCCGTGCATCTCCATAGACCTGTGCATATCCATA